CCTGATCAGGTAAAAAAAGCGCAGGCAATTTTAGCTGTTTACTTGAATAATAATCGTGATGGTTTAGGATTAAGCGGACTAGAAGATTTTTCAAATTTACAAGTTGGATCAATAAATGTTACACCAAACTTTTATGGGTCTACTGGCGCGGATAGGGTTCCGCCATTATTTGAACGTTATTTCACTGGCCTAAGAATATCAGGGCCAGCTAATATATCAATTAAAAGGAGTTAAAAATGGGCTACTATCCAGCAGCAAAAATTATTAATGACACAGCAGCCCATACGGGTCGATTTGGCAAAATTGCTGCATTACAGGATTCTGTAATAGATACTATTGTTTCTGAAAATATAACAGGTGATTTGACTTCTTTACAATTCAAATCCACCGCAGAAATAGAAGGTGTTATAACAAGCATTACTTTATCAAGTGGAACTGTTATTGCTTATTTATTGTGAAAACATATTATCCAGCGGCAAAAATTATAAATGATACGGCTGAACACTTAGGCCGTTTTGGAAAGGTTATGGCTTTACAGGATTCAGTTGTAACTGTAGGAGTAGATTTTGACACAATAGAAGATTTTGACGCTGTTACTAGCCTTGATAATTTTTATATAAATGCAATTATTGGAGATAATAATAATGTTCCTTTGAAAGCGGGTAATGAACTTGTTGGAGTATTTACAACAGTTTTGTTAGACAGTGGAACTGTAATTGCTTATAGATTATGAGCATAGCCAACGCATTAAAAAAAGTTTTATCAAACAAAAAACTATCGGCTGATATAACTTTCAGGTCTGTTTCTGCAGGCTCGTATAATACAACTACAGGTGTCATTACAGAAACAAATACTGATACATCTATTAGAGGTATTCTTGAAGATATAAATAATCGTGAGGTTAATGAATTAATTGAAGCAACAGATAAAAAAATTAATATCGCCGCAGCAAGTCTTTCTTCTACCCCAACAACAAAAGATAAAGTTATTGTCGGTTCTGTTACTTATTCAATAATTAGAGTGGAAACTAATCAACTTGCAAATGATAAATTAAGTTTTGTTTGTTATTTAAGAACATGAGAAAAATACGAATTGATCAAATCGGTGATTATTCAGAAGAACAAATCAATGCTTTGTTATCTGTAACTGTTTTGACAGGTGATCGTATTGTCAAGGAAGGCTCGCCTGTAGACACTGGAAGGCTTGCAGTTTCTTGGCAGATAGGAGAAAACGCAGAAGGCGGCGCAGCCGCCCCAGAAGGCAAATATGGCGCTTCTGGTAAAGGGACTGTAGTCAGACCACCAAAGCCTTTGAATTATCAATTAGGAAAAGAAAATTTTAGAAAAAAATATAATATTCATAATAATGTCCCTTATGCTGAACCTGTTATGTTTGGAACAAGTTTACCGCCGTCTTGGGGAAGTATATATAGAAGTAAACAAGGGTTGAAGGCAAGACATCTTGATCTGTTGGCAAAAGAACTTGCAAGCGAAATTCAAGACCTTTACAAACAGATAAGGGGTAAATAATGGCCGCTATTGATTTAAATACAGTAAGAGCAACAATCGAAGCTAGAGTTGAAACAGAGCTTGCCAGTAGCCCCGCAATCCCTGTTGTTTTTCATAATATGTCGTTTGATAGTAGCGCTGTAACAACCTTTGTTCAATGCCTTACAACATTCGGCGAAAGTAATTATTTAACATTAGGAAATGCAAGCGGACAGAATCGTGTAAATGGAATTGTTGTTTTTAATATCTTCACACCGCAGGGAATAGGTTCAGGTGACAACTACACAATCGGAAAAAGATTGCGTGATTTATATAATCGAATTACAGTATCAAGTGTGATCTTTGACAGCCCAATAGGGCCTGAAGTCATTGATAATCCAAATCCTGAAGGTCAGTTTCAAACGCAGTTGCGGATGACCTTTGAAATTTTTGAGGAACTTTAAAAATGCCAAAACTTGTAATTACAGAAAAAATGCTTGACGCAATCGAAGCTGTCAAAGGTGTAAGGGATGCTAATTACTGGGATCCCAATTGTAAAAGATATATGGAGAGTCAACAAAACTCAAAAAAAGATGTAAAAAAGTCTGAAAAGAGTTAATATATTTATAAATATTTCTTTTTTTTGTTATGGCTGCTGTTAAAGGTGATGTCGGTAAAATTATGTTCCACAATGCCGCGGGAACTGAAGCTGATATTTCAGGTGTTAGAAACTGGTCTTTATCTATAACAAAAGACACTCAAGAAACTACAGTAATGGGTAATACATCAAAGACTTTTGTTGGTGGTCTTATATCTGGTGAAGGTTCCGCAGAACTAATTTATGATAATGCTGGAAACTCAGACTACCTTGCATTTGTTGAAGATGTCCTTACAACAGGTGATGCTGGTGACGCATTGTTTGAATTATTCCCTGATAGTTCAGCAAGTTCAAAAAAACTAGCTTTTTCTGGAATTATTACTAATGCTGAATATGGAGCGACCCTTGGTGAGATACAACTTATTAACGTTACATTCCAAACAACAGGTGCAATAACCTCAGATATTTGATACATTGGTTTTATTAGTCTACTAATCAACCTAAATGCCAAACAAAAGAACTATTGACTTGTTAACTGAATCTTATAAAGATCAGATGACAACCAGACGTAAATATGAATTTAAGAATAAAAACGGTGAAAAAATTGTTGATTTATATTTTAGACCTTTAACAAGAGAAGATAGAGTGCGAGCGCAAGCAGCCGCAGGCACAGACGATGCTTTAACAATATCGACTTATTTGCTTTGTAAAATGGCAGAAAATGAAGATGGTACAAAAGCATTTAGCCCCGCAGATGCGCCAAACCTTCAAAGAGAACTTCCCGAGAACGTATTGAATGAAATTGAATTATTTTTGTTTGATATAAAATTAGATGTTGATACAGCAAAAAAATAATATCGCGGGATAACTGGATAAATTTTGAGTTTTTTCTCGCAACAGAATTAGGTAAGACATTACAAGAATTACGTTCTCTGATTACAGAAGAAGAACTGATATATTGGGCTGCATATTATGAAGTAAAAAATGATAGAGAAAAAAAAGAATTAAATCGCCAAAGAGCAAATAGAAGGTAAGATATAATAAAGGCTTTTTTTATTTGTGGCACAGGCTAATGTAAAACTAACAGTTGATGCTAGTCAGGCCACTAGAGCATTACAGGGTGTACAGAATAAAACTACAAAACTTAATGGCGGTTTAAATAGATTAAAGACAGCAATTGCTGGCGTTGGTTTAACAGTTTTGGCAAGGCAGGCGGTAAATACATCAGCAAATTTTGAAAAATTAAATGTAAGACTTGGTTTATTGACAAAAGCATCTGGCACTTTTGCAAAGTCACAACAGATCGCGGCAGATGCACAGAAAGCTTTTGGACTTAGTGCAACTGAAGCTTTAGAAGGAATTACAGATATAACAGCAAGATTAGCTCCTCTGGGTGTTGGTGTAGAAGATATAAAAAGTACATTTTTTGGATTTAATACGGCTGCAAAGTTGGCTGGCGCATCAACCATAGAAGCATCAAACGCATTTAGACAGTTAGCACAGGCTCTTGGATCAGGAAGGCTTGCTGGTGATGAATTTAGGAGTATATCTGAACAAATACCAACATTATTAAAACCAATAGCAGATGAACTTAATGTTCCTATTGGAAAACTTAAAGAATTAGCTGCTGAAGGAAAGCTTACAAGTGAAGTTGTTTTAAGAGCTTTAAGAACGATTGAAACAGACGGTGCGGCTTCCTTAGAAGCTTTGGTTAGAGCAGATCCTACTCAAGTTTTTAAAGATTTATCAAATGAAACTGAGAATTTATCCAGAGCAGTTGGTGATCTTCTCAAACCAGCAGTGATTGAAGGAACAAAAGTATTAACAAAACTTTTAGTTGTTTTAACAGAATTTGTAAATAGTGATGCTGGTCAAGCAACTTTATTACTTGCTGGTATTGCAGCGGCAGCACAAGCTATTACAGTTGCAGTTCCTGTAGCAGGGGCAGCTATAGCAGCTATAACAGTAAAAATAGGTGCTTTAAAAATTGCAGTTCTTGGATTATCTGGTGCGATTGCAGCAAGTGGAATTGGTGCTTTATTGATTGGTTTGGGAGCATTGACCACTCAAATAATAAAAACTAAAAAAGCACAAAACGCATTAAATGATGCTATTGAAAAAGGTTCTGAAGAGCAAATAACAGAACAATTAGAAAAACAAAAAACTTTGAGAGAAAAAATTAATCAGAGGTTAGAAACAGCAAAAGGTCGATCAAAAAAAGCTCTTGAAGAAAAACTTAAAGAAATTGATGCTGATATTCGCATGTTAGAGGGTAGAAATAAAACTCTTGAATCTGACAAACTTATCAATGAAAAGCTTAAAGAAAGAGTAATTATTCAAAAAGAAAGCACTGAAGAAATAAAAAAACAACAAACAGAGACAGACAAACTAAAAGATAAAATGACTGCTGTAGGCGAAGAAATTGAAAGCAGTATAAAAAATAATTTAAGGGATGCTATAACTGGCGCACAATCATTTGGTCAGGCAATGACGAATGTATTAAATAGAATTAGAAATAAGATTATTGATGCTCAGATAGATAAACTTATTGGAGGTTTTGGTGAAGCTTTTGGTGCTGGTGCAAGCGGTGGAGAAAGAAAAGGCATTGGTGGATTTTTAGGTGGTTTGATTGGTGGACTTTTTGCAAATGGTGGTCAACCACCTGTTAATAAAATTTCAGTAGTAGGGGAACGTGGGCCAGAATTGTTTGTACCAAAAACCGCTGGTACTATTATTCCTAACAATGCACTAGGGGGCGGCAATACAACTAACAATATGATTACTGTAAATGTAGATGCAACTGGTAGTTCTGTACAAGGTAATGGATCAGAAGCCGATCAATTAGGCGGTTTGATTGCTTCTGTAGTGCAGGCAACTATAATTGATGAGCAAAGGGCAGGGGGTTTATTAAATAGATAATGGCTACATTTCCATCAATACAGCCCACATATGGGATGAGAAAACAAAGTAAACCAAAAGTAAGAGTAACTTCTTTGGGTGATGGCTATGAGTTTAGGGCTTTATACGGCCTTCCATTATCTCAAGACCCTAAAGTATATGATCTTACTTTTAACGTGTCTGAGACTAATGCAGATGTCATAGAAGCATTTTTAAGAAGTAGAGTTGCAGATCAGGCAAGTTTTACATTTACACCACCAGCAGAAGGTTTCAGTGCAAAGACAGGAACCTTTGTTCAATCAGATGGCTCTGGAAGTGCTGGGACTATAATTACTGTCACTTTTACTAACCACGGTGTGGCCATAGGAGATGTATTAACAGTTGATTTTAGTTCTGGCCCTACTGATGGGTCTTATGTTGTTGCCTCCTCTGCTGATGCAAATACCTTCACACTTACTTCTACTTCTGCGGATAGTGCATTAGTTACCGCTGCAACTAATGTTGATTTTACTCTTTCTGGGGCTGGTCAATATGTTTGTGATTCATGGACAAAAACTATACCTTATAACAACAGGGCTATAATAAATTGTTCTTTCCGTGAAGTATTTGAACCATAATGGCAGTTCCTACAAGCGCACTTCAGGGATTAACAAATAAATCTATTATTGAGTTATATTCTGTTGAGTTAAAGCCTGACATTCATTATACAAAATCAGCGAAAACAGCTACTTATAGTCAATCATTAACAACAATCACAATTAACTTAGACAGTCATGGTTTTTCTGCTGGTTTAATTTTAAGCCTTAATTTTACTTCAGGTAATGGGATTGATGGTATTTATACAATTCAGACAGTTTCAACAAATTCATTTACTGTTACTGGTACAACATCACAAACAACAAACGGTGATGTCTCTTTTAATGTAAATGCAACAATAACAGATCCAACAGTTTATTTATTTCATAGTGGTAATAATATGAAAGATAGTCTAGACATAGTATGGCAGGCAAATACATATTCAAGGATGCCTGTAAAAGCTGAGGGTTTTAAATATTCTGGTAAAGGTAAACTGCCAAGACCAACTTTAACACTTTCTAATCTTTTGGGAACAATAACTTCAATACTACAGCTTGTAAATCAAACTACAGCATTATCTGATCTGGCAGGGGCCAAAGTGACAAGGCGTAGAGCATTAAGCAAAGACCTTGATGAAGTAAATTTCCCATCTGATGTAAACCCATATAAAAGTGGTTCTGTTGATCCTTCAGCAGAATTACCAAGGGAGGTTTATTTTGTAGAAAGAAAAACTGTTGAAAATAGAAATATAGTACAATTTGAGCTTGTAAGTTCTTTTGATCTGTTTGGTGTATCTGCACCGAAAAAACTTGTTACCAAGGCCGACTTTGCAGGTGTTGGAACTTTTGTTAATTTTTAATTATGACTTGGAAAGAATCTTTTAAAAATTATGCAAAAAAAGAAGCACCAGCAGAAGCTTGTGGTTTGTTGGCAATAATAAAGGGTAAAGAAACTTTTTGGCCTTGTAAAAATTTAGCTGAAGGCAAATTTGAATTTTTTATTCTTGATCCTGATGATTGGGCAGAATGTGAAGATACAGGAGAAATTATTGGGGTAATACATAGTCATCCTGTAGGGGCTGCAACACCTTCAGATACAGACAGGGCAGCTTGTGAACATCTTGGGTTTCCATATTTTATCTACAGTATTGAATACGATCATTGGGAATCAATTGAGCCTTCAGGCTGGAAAGCACCTTCATTGATTGGGCGAAAATTTATTTGGGGTAAATATGACTGTTGGAGTATTGTAAGTGATTGGTATATGGAAACTAAGAAAATAAAATTAATGAATTGGAAAAGACCAAAACGACTTAAAGATTTTATTAAAAACCCTTTATTTGAAAAAGGTCTACCCATTACAGGATTTAAGAAACAAGAAAACAATAAAAATATAAAAATTGGTGATGTTTTGCTTTTTCAATCTGCCACAGGTAATTTAGATCATGTTGCCGTTTATATTGGTGATAACATGATCTTAATTCATAATATAAAAGCATTGAGTTGCAGGGAACCTTTTGATTTAAGATATCAACAAGCACTAAAAGGAGTTTATAGATATGCAACTTAAAAAAATAAAAGTATATGGCAAATTAAGGCAATTTTTAGGAAAGCCATATTTTATGGCTGCGGTAAAGTCACCACAGCAGGCAATAAGTTTTTTGATTGCAAATTTTGAAGGGATACAAAAACATATGAATGATCAGATATATAAAGTGAAAATGGGAGGAAGGGTAATTACAGAAGAATATTTATCAATGACAGGGCAGGGTGATATACAAATTATACCAGTTGCAACAGGATCAGTAATAAAAATTGTTGCTGGTATTGCTGCCGCTGCTGGTGCGGGGGCTGTTGGGGCTGCTGTTGGTGGTCTTGTAGGTTCAGCTTTGGTAGGCACTATAGTTACTACAGCCTTAACAACTGTTGGAACCTCAATGCTTATAGGAGGTGTTACTGACCTTTTAGCACCACAAAATCCAATTGCTGACACTTCAAGTGTTAGTGATATTGATCCAGCAATAAGAGGTTCTTATTCGTTTAGTGGTATTCAGAACGTAAGTTCTAGCGGTGTTCCAATTCCTATAATTTATGGTCTTGTCTTTAGTGGCTCAATTATAATTAGCTCAGGAACAGATTCTACCCAATTAGTTAAAAGCATAACCTGATGCCTAGATTAGTTGATGATCAATTATTCGGAACTGATAGAAAGGTAGTTGATCCTGACCTTATAGATGGTGGGTTGCGCAGTAAACAATTTGCAACCGTTTTAGATTTGCTTGGATATGGTGAGATAGATTCAATATTAGACGTTGGTGGTGCTGGTACTGATACTTTTAGAAAAAATGTTTTTCTTGATGGTACACCACTGCAAAATCCAAACGGTGATGAAAATTTTTCTGATGTAGAAGTTTTTTTTAAAAATGGTGCATCAGATCAGACAGCATTACAGGAAATAAATGCGATAGAAAATACTATTCCTGTTGGGGTTCAAGTTACAAATGCTACATCTATTACAAGATCAATTACAGATTCTAATGTTGATAAAGTAAGAATATCAATACAAATCCCAAGCCTTCAAAAATTTGAAGATAACGGTGATATAAAGGGAACCGAAGTAAAAATATCAATAAGAATAGTGGAAAATGATGGTATTATTCATAACCCTGTAGAACAAAATTCAATAAATGGAAAAGCAACAAGTCCTTTTGTAAAAGATTTTGAAATTAAGTTTGAGAAAACTATGAGTTTTCCTGTTTCTATAACAGTTATAAGAGATACAGCAGACAGCACGGATTCAACCTTACAAAACACTACAAATTGGCTTTCTTTTACTGAAATAAATACTGATACAAGCGCATATCAGGGTTTTGCCTATGTTGCCATAAGATTTAATGCACAGGAATTTCAAAGCTATCCAAAGCGTATGTATCGCATCAAAGGTACAAAAATCAAAGTACCTAACAATACAACTATTGATAGTGATAACGGAAGAGTTATTTATCCAGATGATTATGTTTTTGATGGTACTTTTAAAACAGATAAGGAATGGTGTTCAGATCCAGCTTGGATTTTATATGACATTCTGACAACAGATAAAGGTTTTGGTGGAACAGATGGTGTGATTGATGCGGATAATTTAGATGTGTTTAGTTTTTATTCTGCAAGTGCTTATGCAAGTACTTTAATTACTGATCCAATTACAAACACAACAGAACCAAGATTTAGTTGCAATGTAATTTTAAATCAAAAAAATGATGCCTATTCTTTGATAAATGATTTATGTTCTGTGATGAACGCCATGCCTTTTTATAGTAATGGTAGCTTGCAAATATCTCAGGACAGACCAACAAATGTTGCTACAAACACATCTGATCCTCAATATATTTTTAATAATTCAAACGTTACAGAAGAAGGTTTTACATATCAAGGTGTAGGACAGAGAACAAAATATACAGAAGTTGAGGTTGCCTATTTTGACAATGACACCCAGACAATTGACTATGAATTAATAACAACTGATGAAATTACAGCATTATCAAATTCAAGTACAAAATTTGGTAAAACAAGAAAAACATTAAAGGCTTTTGCCTGTACTTCAAGAGGTCAGGCAAATAGATTAGGCCGTTGGTTTTTGTACTCAAATTTAAGAGAATCAGAGGTGGTTTCTTTTACAACTACTCTTGAGGCTGGTGTAATTGTAAGACCTTCTACAATTATTGCTATTGCAGACTCTTTAAGGGCAGGCGTAAGAAGAGGAGGGCGTATAAAATCTGTTACTAATACAACAACTATTGTTGTTGATGATGCAAACAATACTGATCTGACAACAGAAAATTCCGCTACTTTATCAGTTGTTTTATCTGATGGATCAGTAGAGTCAAGATCCATAAGCTCAATCAGTGGAACTACAATAACAGTTTCTTCGGCTTTTTCTTCTGCACCTTTAGCAAACAGTGTCTGGGCTATTGAAAATACTTCTGTTGAATTTCAAATATATCGTGTTGTTTCTATTGAAGAAAAGAATGACTCTGAATATACAATCACAGCAGTAATTCACGATACCAATAAATATGCACAGGTAGAGGATACAACTGTTGCTGCTAACCCAAGAACAATAACAACTTTATTAGATGAAAAACCCTCACCAAGTAACCTAACGGCTACAGAACAGATTGTTGTTTTAAATAACAGAGCCGTATCAAAAATATTTGTAGCATGGGAACCAGTGCAAGGAGTTAAAGAATATTTACTTGAATTTCAATATGAAAATGATAATCCAGAAAGATTCAGAGTTGCCAGACCTAGTTTTGAACTTTTTGAATCAAGGCTAGGAACTTATACTTTTGCTGTTAAGTCTGTAAATACTTTAGGAAAATTAAGCAGTGGCACTTCTAATTTTACATTTGTTGCTCAAGGAAAAACAGCATTACCAGCAGATCCTACGGATTTAACTATTGAACCTGTATCAGAGCAATTTGTGAGATTAAGATTTACGCAATCTACAGATGTGGATGTTTTACATGGTGGAAACGTAATAGTCAGGCACACACCAACTACTGGGACTAATGCTATTTTTACAAATGCGATTGATATTATTCCTGCACTTGCGGGTAATATTTCTGAAACTCTTGTTCCAGCATTAACAGGAACATATTTAATAAAGTTTAAAGATGATAGTGGCAACCTTTCTGAAAATGCGGCAAAAATAATAGTTACACAACCAGATTCCCAACCGCATCAAATAATTCTTACTGAAAGGGAGGACACTGATTCACCACCATTCCAAGGTACTAAAGTTAATACATTTTATGATGCAACTTTTGATGGTTTAGTTTTACAGGGTACAACTTTATTAGATGACGTTGCAGATTTTGATAATATTTCAAACTTTGATTTTGCTGGTCATGATGATATTACGACAGGCCCAATATCTTCAACAGGATCTTATGAATTTCAGAATGTAGTTGATCTTGGCGCAAAATTTAACTTAATTTTAAAACGTAGACTTGTTACTTTTGGAATTTTAGTCAACAGCTTGTTTGATTCAAGAACAGGAAATATTGATACATGGACAGATGTTGATGGTGGAACCACCGAATCTGTGAACGCAAAATTGCTAGTTGCCACAACTGACGATGACCCCAGTTCTGGCAGTGCGTCCTTTACACAATTTAATGTCTTTGCAAATGGTGAATATTCTGCAAGGGGTTTTAAGTTTAAATGTGAAATGACATCTGATGACCCAGCACAAAATATTAATGTTTCTGAATTAGGATTTGAAGCAAGTGTAAAACGTAGAACAGAAACTGTTAATACAGCAATTGCATCTGGAACTTCTGCCAAAACTGTGACATTTACTCATCCGTTTTTTACGGGTACTGGTTCTTTAGGAGGTTCAACAACAGCATTTTTGCCAACAGTAGGAATAACTCTTGAAGGTGCAGTAACAGGTGATTATTTCAAGATCACAAGTGTAACGGGAACACAGTTTGTAATAGAGGTAAGAGATGCCAGTAATAATTTCAAAAACTTAAATTTTAAATATACTGCGGTTGGATTTGGACGAGGCTCTTAATTTGCCTTATACTATGTTTAAATCTAAATAGTGTTTTGAAAAATGGCTACACATGACTATATAATTTCAAACGGTACAGGTGCGGCTGTTCGAGCGGATTTAAATAATGCCTTAGCTGCAATCGTAAGTAATAACTCTAATTCATCAGAACCCGCAACCATGTATGCCTATCAATGGTGGGCAGATACCAGTAATGCTGTAATGAAAATAAGAAACTCAGCCAATGATGGGTGGATTGAATTATTTCAACTTGACGGAACAATAACTCTTGAAGACGGGTCTGTAAGCACCCCTGCATTGGCTTTTAGAGATGATTTAAATACAGGTATTTATAGTTCTGCAGCTGATACTTTTAATGTGGCGACTGGCGGTGTTGAAAGAATGGAACTTGGAGCTACAACAATATTTAATGAAGATGGTGCTGATGTAGATTTTAGGATTGAAGGAGATACAGATGCAAATTTATTCCACCTTGACGCAAGTACAGACAAAATTGGTATCGGTGCAGCACCTATATCTACTGGGGCAAAGTTTGAAATTACAAGAAATACAGCAGATGTTTTTTCAAATGCTTCTGACTCTAATTTAAGACTCTTAAACACAAATACTTCTGGAAATACAAATCAAACATCACTTCAATTTACTACATTTACAACTGGTTCTGGTGCTGATAGTGCAATAGTTTCACAAGCTGAAGATGCAAGTGGTAATAGCAGACTTGAATTTTGGACAGATAGTGCTAACGGAATGACTGAAAAAATGTCCATAACTTCGGCTGGAAGAATTGGTATGGGCGATGATTCCCCTGCCGCTGGTTTGGATGTGAAATTAGATGTTAACCCTGTTATAGCTGTAGATAGAGGCAGTGCAAATAATGCAAACTTAAATATGCAATATAACGGAACACTTACTGGACAACTTACTGCTGCTAATGGTGATTTTCAAGTTTCAGCCGCTGGTGCGTCTACACCAATGTCGTTCTTTACGAATGGAGAACAACGTATGGCCCTAGATACGTCTGGACGTTTATTGTTAGGTTTATCATCACCACTTGATACAACTGCCAGTTCTTTAAATATCACTGGTCTGACCTCTGGTGCAAGAATCGCAACACAAGGAACTACCACAAGTGCTAATGCAAACTTAACTGAATTTTTTGCTCATTGGACTACAAATAAAGTTGCTGGTTTTATTATTAAATCTGGTACAGATACCACAAATAAAGATGATGGATCTATGCACTTTTCAACAAATGATGGCAGTGGTTTAGTTGAAGCATTAACAATCCTAAATAATCAAAAAGTCGGTGTTAATAATACTTCGCCTACGGAAGTCCTTCATGTAACAGGTAATATTTTAGCTTCTGGTACAATAACACCAAGTTCAGATATAGCTTTTAAAAAAGATGTTAAACCTTTAAAAAATGTATTAGATAAAGTAACACAACTAATAGGTATTAATTTTACATATAAAAATAACAACGAAAAATCTATGGGATTAATAGCTCAAGATGTAGAAAAATTTTTTCCTGAATTAATAAGAGGTGAAGAAGGTAGTAAAAGTTTAAACTATATGGGATTAACTGGCGCATTAGTTGAAGCAATTAAAGAATTATCAGCAAAAGTTGCCGCCTTAGAAGCTGCTTAGTATAATTAGATAACTTGTATAATTTTTATGACAACACCACAAGAACTTTATGAAGAGACAAAAACTCGTCTTGATCTAAATATTGCAAAAGCTCAAATATTAGAAAGAGAAATACAAGAAAAAGTTGCAGAAAAAAATAAACTTATGCAACCAATAATAGAAGATCAAGGAGCTTTGAAACAGTTAGAAAAACTAAGTGAAGTTGTACAAGCTGCAGAATCTAAGTAAAATAAAACTAAACATTTATTATCATGGCTGTTACTTGGGATATTGGTTCTTATGATGGAACAAAAACTGTCGGTTCATTATCTGACGTTATAACAACTGTCCACTGGAATGCCAGTGATAAAGACGGTGATCATACTGGCTATTGCTATGGATCTGTAAAACTTGCTGAAGCTGATGCAGAATCGTTTATTGCATTGGCTTCTGTTACAAAAGATAATTTAATTGCATGGGCTAAAGATGCTATTGGTGCTAATGAAGTAACAGCTATTGAAACAAGAATTGCGACTCAGATAACAGAATCAAAAACACCTACTACATTTTCTGGTGTACCTTCGTAGTCATATAAGACATAATTAGGTACATTGGAGCAATTGTTGGAATAATAATAAGACAAGATATAATTAATGTATGACTAATTGCTTTTGTTATCGCGTCTCTTACCATGTTTCAAAAAATAGCTAATATTTTGTCAATTATCTCATTTTTGATGGTTTCGTCAATGAGTGTTTTTGCATACATGGCTGTCAAATATATGCAAAGCCCAGAATTTGAAAGAACGCTAAAAAACAAGATTATCGGCAGTTTAGAAAATAAATTACCTGATGTAATGAAAAATACTTTACCAGATGTTACAGGGCCATCTATACAGCTACCAGAGTTACCTAAAAAACAAATGCAATTTGTAGAGTAATGATTTTTAGTTTTTTTAAAAAGCTTTTAAAATATTATCTTGATAAATTAATTCATTGGTTGCGTATAAAGAAATTTAATATACAACTTGATAATGATATAAAAAAATATCACGAAGAATTAGATAAAAAACAAAAAAAACCAGAAATAAAAGAGGTTGGAAAGTTTGGGGAAGAAGGCTGGTCAATATCTATTGGAAATATAGAAAATGGAAATACCCAAAATTGAAATACCGCAGATAAAAATAAAAGAAATATTTATTCCTAGAACAAGAACATGGGAACAATACCCAACAACTTTAGATATCATTGATAAACCATCTTTAGAATATCCTGTTGTTAACTTTCCATCTTTTGAACCTTTAGAATATCACCCTGACAAATTTATTCCAACCGATCCTGTTAAGCAACCAGAACAAAAAAAACCAGATATACCACAACCGCCAAAATATACGCCCAAAGTGAAAAAAGATAAAGAGTTTTTTATAAAATGCCCCAATGAGTCTAGTATTCCCGTAGGGTCTTATCCTAATGAGTTAAGGCTGCAAATCGTCATAGGTCATTCAATAAAAAATGGTCAATGTTATGAAATCCTCAGAGATAGTTCATTTACAGAGAAATGGTTTCCTAGCTCTCCTGTTCTTGTTAGTACTTCAATTATTGCTGTTGCTGCGGCTTCAAGTCCTATCATAGTTAATCTTGTTAAAAACCTTATAAAGACTGCTATAAAAAAGTTAACAAAGAAAAAAAAATAAGCTAGAATTTCAAAACCCTATTCGCCACGGCAATGAATAGGGCGTCTAGGTGGGCAAGTTTAACCGTGCTTGCCTACTGCTTCAATTTGTGTGTATGAGGAATAACTTGGTTCATTTTCGGTTTACTTATAATATCGGAGCAAAGATCGAAGTACTCAGATTCTGGAGAATATTCAGCCCCACTAACTCTCAAAGTATGGCAGTTCTTCAATCTGGCCAATTCATAATTTAATCTGGCTGTCGATAATTGTTGTCGCATTATTTTTTCCTGAGTGGTCGCACTTTTTAAACAAGCATTTTGAAAACGCTTATCAAGTGGAACAGATATTGTTGCTGCTATACCAAAATTAAAAGAAGTGGCATCTTTGTTGCCGCTGTAATTTTCTCGATAAAAAAGAATTTCACCCGCATTTGTAAGGTTGCCATCTTCATCAGCAGCTTCGTTATATACAGGGGTGTGGTAAATGTAGTCTTGAGGTCTCTTTATTGCAACTGAAGTTGTGGCGAATGGGCTAACACTTAAAGTAGCTCCTGAACATTTAATTCCATTGCCATATGTATTTTCAGTCATTGGCCCTGTTAATACTTGGGTGGCAAAATTAGATACTGAGGATGATGTATTGGATTGTGGATTTGCAACTGCTGAAGTGTTGGCGTAACTTGGTAAACAAGAAAAAAGGCTTATTAGTTGGAAAATATAATAGTGGTATCTGTAACCACCTCTGAACTTACTTGCCTTGTTATATCGGTTATAGATTCCAGCGATGGGCCTTTGTAAAATTCTGAAAACTGAAAGCTTTCGGATGTTTGCTGCCAGTTTGGTTTTTGATCCAGATTTAAGCCTGTCCATTCATAAGTAGTTCCATTGATGGTTTCTGTGACTGTGGCATTTGGCATAGATAATGTCTCGCAGTTACCGCATGAAATACCAGAACCAGTGACACTATAGGTATATCCTGAATTATAGCGAACTTCACGGATTTGCTCTTGGAGGTTATTAGTAGTGACGCTTCGTGAAGTAGAGGTAGCACTAGAAAAATTAGGGACTACTGGGATCGCATAGGCTGGGCTAATAAAAAATATTAACGGTAGATATTTCCACATTAATCAAGAGTTAAATCTGTGACAAACTGACCTGTTAATACAATTCCTGTACCAGTTCCACCTGTTAATGTCATTGTGTGATGATCAAGTGTAACGGCTGCTGTGCCTACACTTCCAGCACTTGTAGAAGTTAAGTCACTAAAATTGCTCACTTGGCCAACTGTCGGGGCTGATCCAGCAGTAGCATCGCCTTCAAGATAAGATTGCGAAAAGCTGAAAGTTTCGCCTGCATTTGTTTGTGTTGCACTTGGCATAGTTACTGATGGGACGCCATTTGTAAGACTTCCAAAGCCACCCACAGTCGCAGTATCTCCGCTTGTAGTTGTTATGTTTGTACCGCTTATGCTATAACTTGAACCAATTTTATCTGCAGAAGTTCCAGCCGATACACTTTCTAATTTTACACTTGATGTAAACGTGCTTTGAATATCACAATACGCCGCAGTTGGAAGACAGATGGCGGCAATCAAAAACAGCTTTTTCATTTAGTACCTACTTTGGAGTCTTTATTGTCTACTATAAGCTTGTTTTTCTTCTTGTCGCCATTTTTTTTAATATTTAGCCCAAAATTTCCTAAAACTGTACTTAAAATTCCAGCCGCGAAGGTGGTATCAATTTGTCTTGGGGAGTTTCCATAATATGAAAAGCTGATGACCGCCAAAGACCAAATCAACACGATAAATTGAATCCCAGTAGAAACCCAATTCATCCCATCTTTGGTTTCTTCTTCTTCCATAATTAAGGCTTTTTGCTAAAACTAGCAAATTTGTTTACAGTTGAAAAGAATATATTACAAAAACATGATTCGATTTATTAAGCCAATACTGAAGTTCTTTGTCAAATCCAATGCTGTAAAATCGCTTGTAATAGGATTGCTTGAAGACTATGCGGCTTCCACAGAAACAGATATTGATAATGAATTGGTGGCTCTTGTTAAGAAAAAGTTATGGCCTGTAACATAACTTTAAGATATGTTAAGGATAAGGCATTCGGTGGTCGATGCCTTCTCTGCAAAAAATAGGCTAACAGTCCCCAATGTTAGCCTGTTTCTAATATAAGGAGGTCGGCTTGCTATGGCTTGGGATGATTGGCTTACCATAACAGAAACGGTTGAAGATCAACTTTACCTTGAGATTCAGGCGCGGATGTTAGGCGAAATAACTGACTTTGAATACTTGCTTGATATAGCTGTAAACTATCAACGGCAAAATTGGCAAAAAGACGAGATCATCAAAAATTGCATTGCAAAGATTGGCGATCTCGAAACAGAAATAATTAAAATAAAACTAAAAAAAGAAAAAGACGATAATAATTCAAGAATTAGAAAGGAATATCATCGCCCATTGAAGGCTCAATAAAGTTTAAATTTATATTCCCAAATAATCCATATTTGCCTTCTTTGGCTTTTGCGTTGATGTAAATACCATCAACTTCGACTTCTTTTTTCTTGGAGTAATCCCAAACTTTTCCTTTCTTCTGTTTCGTATCAACCATTTTCATAACTTCTTCACAGAAGGCAGAAACAGATTCGGAAGGAATAAACAAAGACATTTTTTGCGGATACTTGTCTTGATCTTCATATTCGTTTTCACTTGTTGAAAACTTGATTGGATAAGGAAGGGCGGCTTTAAATGATTCAGGCATGATTAAAAAAATTTGTTAAAAGTTGATCGAATAATTGTGTAAGCGAAATTTTGT